GCCTGTTGCTCCCTTCGCGCTCGCCGTATCGGCCAGCCTTTGGAGGGCTTCGCTCTGGAGCCGTTCGCCTAGCGTCGGGTTCTCCGGAACGCCACCCTTCTAGGCTCGTTAGCGTGCCATGTCAAATGTCGCAGTTTTCGGCCACTTTTGGGGCGCTGCATGGGTTCCGCATGGGTTCCTGAGGGGCGCTGGATGTCACCTATAGGTTACAGAAAGGGGCAGAGACACGACAGGCACGCGCCGCGCAGCACCAAGAGCCCTCACGCCCCACATACGCACGTCCACGCGGCCAAATAGCCCCCCACGGCACAGTTTGTGCCACCGCATCGGCGAAAGAGCGCCCCTCGCGGCCCCTATGTGCCTCCGTAGCGTGCCTGTGGGCCGATCAGGGAGCGGTGCCCCTATGGGGGGCGTCAGCCGCGAGTGACCCCGCGTATGGGGCCTCAGAATTGTGAGCCATTTTAGACCCTGGAAGGCACATGCCCCTCAGAGCCCCTTAAATAGGCCCTGTAGCGTGTCCAGCACGTTTGGCTGTCCTACAGCCTGAAGGTCCCTCGAGGCTCTCTAGGGTGCCTCTACGGGCCTCCTAGCGCCCTCCGCGGACCACAGACCAGACATCAGTGCCCAACAGCACCGCTGCGACCCCCACAACGACCCTCAAGGCCGCCCCACGGTCCCCTTTAGTCTGCCATAAGGTCACCCATCCGGCCGCCGCGGGGATCACCGCGACGCCGAGCGCCTGGGCGAGGACCCACTTGAGCTCGACCGGGCCATGGACGACGGCCCAGGGGATGGAGACCACGGCGGCTACGCCGGCGACGACCAGGATCGAAGACCAGGTGCTATTATCCCGCACTCTTCGGGGGAAGGGGTACATATAAGGGTACCTTAAGGAAACCTATAAGGGGAACAATATATGTTTATTGTGAAGGAGTACAACATAGGGAACCCCTAAGGAGACCTGATGGTCCCCTCAGGAGCCCCTAAGGTGGTCATTTAGTCCCCGCTGCGAGCCTTGGCGGCATCTGAGGCCATGAAGAAGACCGTCAGGAGGACCCAGAGGAGCCCAAGTAGGGCGAATAGGTCAACAATGATGTGCATGTGGGGGTCCTATTTGGCTGCCGGGTGGGTCTCGGAGTCGTGGAAGTAGATGATGTAGTCGGACCTCCAGCGGAACCGAGGGTCCTCCATCCTCATCACCCTTCCTCCCATCTCCCGAATGAGCCGTAGCATGGCTTCCATGTAGCCCCAGGCCTCGTTGATCTCGGCCCACCGGAGCTGCTCGGCCATCAGGCCGGCCATGCGGAGGGCATTACTTACCGCCATGTGGCGCTCCGGTGGGTCTTGAGGGCACGCCTTAGGGCGGCCGGAGAGGTGGAGCGGCGGGAGACCTGACGGCCTCCTCCGCGGGTCCGATGGGGGTCATCGGGGACGAACTTGGCGCCCTTGAGCTGCGTTGCCATAACCAATTTGGCGAACTCTTGGGCGTCCTTTCTCTCCAGCTCGGCTTCCGCCTTGGAGCTGTCGAGGGCCATGTAGTCGAGCCAGTAGGCGACCGCGTTGGCGAGCACGTCGATGCGGTCATCCTTGCGGAGAGCGCCCCGCTGGTTCGCCATGTGGGTTAGCTGGTAGAGGCCAGAATATTCCAAATAGGCGAATTTGCCGAGCTTTCGCTCCGCATGGGACTTCACTTCGACCAGGTCATCTTCGATCACCGACCGATCCACGACCAGGCGGTGGTTCTGAAGCACGGGCTGGAGGTGGCCGATGATCCGGCTCTCCTTCATCGCCACGCCCACCTTGTGGTCCTCCACACGGCCCTTGAAGCCGGCCTGGCGGAGGTGCGTCTCGAGCAGCCGGGAAAACATCCCGTCGCCGAAGTTGGACTCCACGCGGATCAGAGGGACGCCGGCGTCGACCGCGATCTGGGCCAGGTCGGCCATCGTGGCCTCGCTGTGCCCGTCCTTGAAGCCGCCCCACTTCCGCAGATAGATGCGGCCATTGAGGAAGCTGGTCAGGGCATAGCCGGTCTCATCGGTGCCGGAGCCGGAGGGGTCGATCTCGAGGACCGTCCCCGAGTAGGGCTTCCACTCGTCGGCCACGTACAGCGGGCCGTAGAAGCGGTCCCCGTCGAAGCCGACGTTGTCCAGGTCCTTGAGGAGCTGCTGCCGGCTCGTGCCCCAGGACAGGTGGATCGGGGCTCGCTCCTGGTCGACGTCGAAGACGATCAGGTCGCGGGTCTTGAGCGGGAAGCGCTCTTGGTCCGTGAGGCTCGTGTCGAGCATGAACTGGAGCTGGAAGCCGGCCAGGCCCCACTCCGTCTCGCGCTCGATCAGGTCCTCCTCATTGAACCGCTGAGGGTCCGTTGGGGCGCCGCCGAGGCTGGACCCGAACTTGGGCTCCGACAGGGCGGGGTTCTCCTCCAGGTCCTTCGCCAGCATGGGCGCCAGGTCCTCGAGGTAGAGCTCCATCTTGCCGGCCATCGGGTAGCGGCCCGGCCACAGGCGCATGGAGTATCCCTTGGCCTTCAGGCCGCGGTAGATGGACGCCATGCTCTGGAACGTGCCGAGGTAGATGGTCTCGCCACCCGGCTTACGCAGAGCGGCCGCTTCGCCGACCCGGTCGACCAGCTTCTCGCGCTGGCCCTCGGTCTCCGAGTTGTTGGGGACCTCGACGTCGTCGAACAGAAGAATGTCCGAGCGTCCGCCGGTGAGCTGCCCGCCGATCCCCGCGGCCCACACTGAGGGGTCCTTAGAGGGCTTTGCGGGTCCCACGTCGAACTGCATGGTGCTGTTCTTCTGGGACGCTCTGGCTTGCAGACCGGCCCACGGAACGGGCTCCTGGGTCTCTATGTCGGTGGCGTTGATGAGGGTGTGGATGAAGGCCGCCACGGTCGCCGCGAACCGCTCGTTGGCGGAGACCACGCCGATCTTGAGGTCGGGGTCCTTCCACAGTCGCCAGACGATGTAGGCGCCCGTGAGGAAGGTCTTCCCGACGCCCCGGAAGGCGGCGATGAAGCGGAGCCTCGGGCCTCCTTCGAGGTACCGGGCGATGTCATATTGGACCCGCGTGGGGGCGGGGAGGGAGAGGACTCGCGTCCAGACGTACCAGATGAACTTGAGGAAGGAGCCCTTGAGGATGTCCTCCAGGGTCTCCGGCACGGTTGCCAAGGTTTCGTCCTTACATTATTCCCGTGCCGACCATCTGCGGACCCCTATGGCCCCCGATGGAGGAGGCGTAAGATGATCCGCAGATATTTGCGTCGGCTCTGGGCTACCATCATGTCCGTCACCCACCAGACCGACGAGGAGTGGTGGGAGCGGCAGTGGTGATGCTACGGGTGGAGCGCGGCTAGGTAGGTTTGCAGATTGCCGCGATCCGTGGAGTTCAATATCCCCGTGCCGAAGACAACGCCGTAGATGCGGCCGCCGAGACGGTCGCTGCCGCCTCCTGCTTGGGCACCGAGGGTGAAAGACCTCGGATCGGTGCGGAGCGCGAAGCTGTTAGCCGTCGAGCCAGCACTGACGTTGTCCAGGAATACCTCAACCGCGGATGTGCCGGTGTTGAAGAAGGCGACGAAGGGAGTGGCGGCCGTAATCGTCCCACCCGTGTCTGACGCGCCAGCGGACCAATCGGCCTTCGAGCTGGCGCCCGTTAGGACACCAGCGGCCGACTGAAGATACGAAGTGCCTGATGCGAACACTTCGTTGTCCGCGATGCTGGTGACGTATCCAGAGACCGCTATCCAGTTCTGGCCGCTCCCGTCGCCAGCCGCAATGGCCGCCGCGGTTGCCATGAAGTCGTCCGTATGGTCGAACTCGAGGTACGGCTTCCCGCTGCCCGTGCGGTAGAGCGGGCGGCTGCCGAGGGTCGCCTGGATGAGGTGATTAGCGTTGCCGGACTTGTCGTTCGCCTGGTAGACCGCTTGCCCGTCGGCGCTGACCAGCGTCGTACCGGCATCCGTGTAGAGCTTCGCCGGGTCCGCCTCGACCCATACGAGTGGGCTCAGCGAGGCGGGTGTCCACGCAGGACCGCCGCCGCCCGAGAGAGCGGCGACTGACCGCGTCAGCCCGAAGAAGGGTAAATCAAGCATGACGTGGGGGTCCTTAGTTCGGGATAAACTGCGCTGATCCCAGAGCGTGCAGCCCGTTGGTCGTCGGGGACCAGACACCAGCGCCGGACACTTGCATGACGTAGGCGTAGTATTTGACGCCGGCAGTTAGGCCGGTCACGCTGATCGTCTTGGCGCCGGCGGAGGCTACCGCCTGGGTGCCCTGCTTGGGGAACGGGGTGGTGTTGTTGATGTCGTTGAAGTCCCGCCCGTTCTTGACTTCGCCAGGCAGGCGCGGCGGACAGTAGCTCGAGCCGTCACAGTCGAGGTACGTGACGTCGCTGACGACCCAATAGAGGGTGCCGTTGCCGGTGTCGGTCGTGACGTTGATGGTCGCCGTCGTGGCGCCCGTTACGGTGACCGAAAAGGCCGTGAGCTGAGGCGCCGCGGAGACCGTCCAGGAGACATTGGTGGTGTGGGGCGTCCCGCCGCCGGAAGGCGTCTCGGTGATCGTCCCGGTTCCTGAGCCGGCCGTTTGGGTTCCGTCGAGGGACCAGAAGCGGGTCTTTGCGTCGAAGGTGAGGCCGGTCGGCCAGGTGCCTCCGAAGGTCAGAGTGCTTTCCGGTTGGGTCCCGACGATGGGACCGAAGTCCACATTGCCGGTGCGCCACGGGGTGCTGTCGATGGCGAGGTCGATCAGCGGAGGCGTGGCCTGCCCGTAAGCGCCCAGGATCGACGTCAGGAGAGACCGCTGGATGTGGGCTTCCGGATTGTCGATGGCGTACTGCATCATCGCCGAGTAGCTGGCGTAGCCAGCCGCAGTGGCGAGTGCGGGTGCGTCTAGGGCCGCATTGGGGAACGTGACGGAGCTGCGGTTGGTGTTCGTGCCCGAGGTCGGGTCGTCCCACACGTTGTTGGTGAAGGTCGGGAAGTCCGTCGCCGAGTTATCACGGGCGACATAGGTGCCCCCCGAGGCCGACCACTGTGAGCTGATGTTATGGTCGAAGACCATGTAGCTCGGTGCGGCATACAGAGAGTCAACGCTGTACGTTGAGTTCTGTCCGGTCCCACCATTATGTGCGAGCACGTTGTAGCGCGAGGTCGCAATCGTCTTCCCGCGCAGCGTGTCGATCCCCCAACCGCGGGGATTGGAACTGTTTAGGTCGATGCCGTTGAGGATCGCGTTCGCGGTTACGTCGAGCGCATCGCCCCACGGGCTTGCGAAGTCGGCATGGTTACCGCCTCCGGCGCTGATCGCGATGGGGCAGTAGAGATAGACGTTGCTGTGGAGGATCGTGTCGTCGCGGTGCGACCCGCAATCGGCACTGCCGTCAGCCAGAAAGAGGCGACGGTAAAGCGCCTTGGTCGTGTGCTGAGCGTAGATTGGGTGGACAAAGACGCTTGCGCCCTGGGTCGCGTCATTCCGGCCGAGCCCGCCGATCTTCCAGCCGTTGTGGTAGAAGACGCTGTCTTCGACCGTGAGGCCCCATCCGCCCGAGACGTAGAGGCCGTTGATGCCTCCCGCCCCCCACTCGCCGTAGAAGGCGCTGTTGCGGACGATCCAGTGCCGTCCGACAATCGGGCGGTGGTTGATCTTGAGGATGAGTCCGGAGTAGCGGAACAGGTCGTTCTCGAAGAGAAAACCGCTGCCGATGTCCTCCAAGTCGTTGAAGGCGTCGGCGACGTTCCCCGGATTGATGTCGATACCGCGGAGTGCGATGTAGCTCTGTCCGGTCCCGCCGTTCCACACGAGGGTTCCGGAGAACACCGGACGGGCGTGGGAGCCGGTCCCACTCGCCCGGCCGTATTTCGCTTCGTTGAGCGGGTCGGTCGGGTCGTAGCTTTGTGCGGCGACGAACGGATAGAGGTAGCTGAAGCCGCCGACCCGGCCCGCCATGCTCGGCGGAGCGGTCGCGTAGGTCGTCCCCTCGGCGAACAATATCTGGTCGCCGCTCCCGTCTGTCGTACAGGCCAGGACGGAAGCCGCACTCGCCTTCGGTGTCGACGGGCTCTGGGCGGCCGTACAGGTGTTCGCGTCCGACCCCGTCGCCGAGCTGACGAAGTAGCGGTGCGACCCCGCCTTCAGCGGCAAGTCAGCGAACCCGTTAGAGTCCACTCCGTTGCCGATGGCGGTGTCGTAGAGGTAGGTCGTCGAGGAGACGGTGGGCGGCGGGACGTGATGCCGGATGGTGTGGAAGCGATCAGCGCTCGCTGCCGTGAAGGCTTGTAGTCCGAAAAGCAGCGCCGCCAGCGATAGCCAGAAGGCTCGCATTAGGTGAAGTTGCCTACGGCGATGACCGAGAGGCCGGTCCCCGTGGTGACCTTCCAAGCCCCCGCCAGGCTTGTCAGCCCGAGGGAGATGGGGAAGGGAACCAGGTTCGAGAGAGCGCTTGCGCCGCCGGCGAACACGGTGATGGCTGAGCCGGCGCCATCCTTGATACTCACCGCCCCCGGTGAGGTCGATGTCGGGATGATGAGGAGGTGGGAGATATAGTCGCCCACCGCTCCCGTGGCGCCGATGACCTGATCGGTCTGACTTGCGGCGACGGTTTCAAACTCGCCGGGACCTACGACCGCGCTTGGGGCGGTCGAGCTGGCGTTCGAGGCAATCGTTGAGAGGTAGCCGAGAGCGCGCTTAACCAGCGCGATCAGGCTGAACGTCCCTGTGTCGGACGTGGCCGAGCTGTCCGCCGGGGCGCCGAGGCCAACGACCAACGGGTCATCCGTTGCCTGGACAACCGAAAGCGAGTCGACCTTTGCGTTTTGCCCGGCGTTGGGAAGAGAGTTGACAGTACGGGTGATGCTCCCGCTGTCGAGAACTGAAATGGTTGGAAAAGCCATCGTATATCTTTCAGAGGACTTAGAGCGGCAGGAGCACGAGGAGGCCGCTCTGCGCTGTCTGATTGAACAGGAATTGCCCCGCGCTGCCCGCGGCGGCGGCGGTCGTGGACGTGAAGGTGTCGCTCGTGGACCCAACGGTGAGCGTCGTGTTCACTGAGGCGGAGTTGGTGCCGGCGGACGTATGGCGAACCGCCAGGGTATCGCCGTTGACCACGGTGACAGGGCCAGAGACCCATGAGCCGCCATTCTTCTGCAACTGGCTCGAGGCGTCGCCGCTGATCGCGGCCGTGGCGCTATCGCTGGCCCCGAGGCCGGCAATGGTGATCGTGTTCGAGGTCTGGAGCGTACTCAGAGGCACGCTGGAGACATCGGTGAAGCTGAAGGCCGACGGGCTGGTATCGTTGAGGTTCGCGACCGCGATGCTGAGCGTGGTCGACTTGGGGCTGCCGACCGCTCCCGCGAGGGTCTCGACTATGGTGATCGAGTGGCTTGTCGCGGTCTCGTAGTCAGTAGGCGTGGCGCCGGCGACGATGGCCGTGCCGGAGATGGCGAAGCGGCCGCCACCGTCCACAGATAGAGAGAGGCTTGACCCAGAGGTTAGGTTCTGGATGCCGCCAACCACGGTGCCGGCCACCGAGTTCTCATTGATCGAGGCGTTGCTGAGGGACAGCACCGCGAGCGTCGGCGTGCCCCCCACGGAGCCCAAGAGGGTGGCCGCGAGAGGTGACGTCGAGCTGAGGAGCCGCTTGATCGCTACGATCCCCAGGCCTTTCGCGATGGCGGCCATGTCGGGTTACTCCTCGCCGACCCAGAGGGTCACGGTGCCGGTGCCGGCGGTGATCTCGAGTTGGATGAAGGGGACCCAGGAGATGGACTGAAGGAAGTCGGCGGTGCCGGCTGTCACGATGTCGTACCAAGGGGCGTCGGGGCTGATCCGGCCGCGGACTCGAAACGTGGTCGTCCCGTTGCCCTGCGCCTGGATGGGGAGGAGCGCGTGGCCGTAGCTGTCGCGCACCGACCCCGTGTGCGTGGCAGTGCCGACGCCCGTGAGGCTGATTTTCATGGAGGAAGGAGCTTTCAGTTGGTCAGGAAGGAGGGGTCGTCGACCTGGAGGTTCTTGAGCTCCTCCACGATCCCGGAGAACCGCGGCGAGGTCGCCGGCGCGTCCACGCCGTTGTCCTTGAGGAACTTGATGGCGACCGCGATGTCTTTGGCCTCGACGCCGTCACCTTTCAGCTTGGCTGTCAGGACGTCCGCTACGGCCGCATGGAGGGCGTCGAGAGCGTCGCTACTTGCGCGGCTCATGCTCACCCTCCAGGCGCCCGTTCAGGCGCTCTAGCTTCCCATCGACTTGCCGTAGATCGACCCTCAGGCCATCGACGGACCTGTCGAGGTCCTCTATGCGCGCGATGCGCTCGTCTTGCTTGGCATCGTTGACCTTAAGGCCCACGATGGTTCCGCCGGCGGCGAGCACGACGGCCCCCGCAATGGCGTTGATGATGCTTTCTTTAACGGTCATGTGAAGGTTACCGTCTTGACAGTGCCGATGATCCCGAACGGGTTGGTCGTGGGGCCGTAGAAGGCGTTCCAGACCCATTGAGTGTCGCCACCAACTTGAGCGAAAGAGGCCGACACGCGGCTAAATGAGAGGCCGCCGACATTCATGGTGGTCCAGCCGGAGTTCGCCCACGTGCCTTGTATCTCGAAGATCACGTGGTCGCCGCTCTCGTCCCAATAGAGGGCGCTAATGGGCGCCCCTGAATAAAGGTCGCTGGTCCCGTCGTTGATGGAGCCGATCTGGCCGAGAACGAAACCGCGGCGCCGATCATTGTTACCAGAGGACCCATCCCCGCCGGTCGTCACCGTCTGAGTGTCGGTACCTGAGCCGCCGCCCCCGCCACCTCCAGAGACCGGCGGAACGAGCGATAGAACGGGCCTCATTAGCTGAGACCCGATCCGTCTGCCGTCCAGACCCCGCCGCCCTCGTGGACGAGCGTGATCTTTCCGCCGATGGCGAGAGTGCCGGTTGTGGCCGTCCCGGAGGCGCCGTTCTTGTAGAGGCCGCCGGCGACCGCGAGTGCGAGCGCTGCGGAGCCTCGGTTGACCTCAATGAACGCGACACCGGCCGCCGGAGTGGCGTCAAGGGTTAGCGTTTGGCCGGCTCCTCCGGTGAACTTCTGGTACTGATTGTTGTCAGCGTCAGCCGCGGTCTTGCTGGTCGTCCAGGAGGTGATGGGGGTCACCGCGGGCGCTGCGCCAACCGTGTTGAAGCTGACCGTGATCGCGCCCGACCCATTGAAGGTCGAGCCTGAGGCCGCGCCGGTGCCGCCGTTGTTGAACGTCACCGCGTTCGCGACGCTGCCGGCCGAGCCGGTGATGCTGCTATCGGTGAAGGCGGTCGTCTTGGTGACGCCATTGATGCGCCAGAAGACGCCAGCCGTGGTGGTCCAGAGGTCGCCATTTGTCGGCGTCGTCGGGACCGTTCCGTGGGGCAGCCGCAGGCCTGCTCCGCCGGCGGCCGAAGCCGCGGTGATGAGCGCGCCCGTCATGGTTCCGCCGGTTAGCCCGAGGGCGCCGATGGAGTTGAAGCTGATGGTGATGGGCGCCGACCCGTTGAAGGTCGAGCCCGAGGCCGCGCCGGTGCCACTGTTGTTGATCGTCAGGGCGTTCGTGGTGGTGCCCGCGGCGCCGCCCCCCGGAGGGGTGGCCCACGTGCCGTCAGCACGAAGGAAGAGCGAGGTGCCCCCGCCAGAGGCCGGCACGAGGCCCTTGAGGGCCGCCGTGAAGGTGTCGAGGAGGGTAGTCGCCTGGGTGCCCGTGAGCTCCTCAGGATCGCCCGCGCCGGTCGTGATGCGCCCGAGGAAGCGGGAGCCGGCCGACACGTTCTGCATTTTGGCGTAGGTGACCGCATCCGCGGCGAGCTCGGCGGTGCCGATGACGCCAGCGTCGATGTTCCAGACGAGGCCCGAGCCGGAGACCGTGATGTCCCCGTAGTCCGCATCAGGGACCGCTGCGGTGGCCGGGAGGCCGAGGGCCAGGGTCCAGCCGTCGGGCTGCTGCGTGATCGCTGCGGTGGGCGCTGAGCCGACCGGGAGGATCGAAAGGGTCACGCGAGGGATCGCGCGGGCCTCGACCTCTTGCTGCCGGTAGAGCTGCTGGTTCTGGGCCTTGTCGAGGTCGTCCTCCGTGAGGACCGCCCCGTCGGTGAAGTCGGTGAGAGGCGCGTCAATCGGGGTGTCCCGATAGACCGCCCAGGCCTGTCCGGAGGGGGCAGCCGCAGCGAACGTGACTTGGGAGGCCCCGGTCCACGTTAGAGCCGCGGAGACGCCATTAACGGTGGCCTTGACGTGGTCCTTCGAGAGGAAGGGCCACGTGATGTTAACAACGGGGGCGGAGCCGCTGCCGACGCCAGTGATTGGTGAATACATGGTGTCCCGGTGGCGGCCGCTGCCGCTCTCGTTGGGGTGGGTGGCCGGTCCCGAAGGGCCGACCGTTATTGATCGGGAGTGGGCTGATCGTCGCCGGTGAGCCCGAGCTGTTGGAAGAGCTCTTGGGTCTGCCGGTCGACCTCGCCACTATCGACGCCCTCGAGGAGCGCCTTGTCCCAGACCTGGTTGGCCGCCACATGGCGGGCCAGCTCGTGGTCCTCTTGGACAAGCTGCGACGAAGCTGCCTCCGTGTACCCCCGCATCTCATCCCGGATCGCCTGGACCCGCCCGGCACGCGGGAGGGCCTGGTACTCAGGGAGCTTGATGAGGGACCGGAGGGCTTCCTCTAGGGTGAGCCCGGTGGAGTCCTTGCGGACCACCTGGCCTCGCAGCTCGAGGAACCGGCTATACTGAGCCGAGTTGAGCTTGACCCCGTGGAAGGACCGCGAGGGCTTGCCGATGTCGAAGCTGAGGCGCTCGAGCTCCGAGAGGAGCGGATCGTCCAAGTCCGAAGGTCCCGGCCCGGCCTTGAGGCCGAACAGCCGGTCGCCGCTTTCCACAGGAACCGGGCGGCCGAGTAGGCCGTCCCGCTTCACGGGCAACGTAGCGGACCCGAAGGACTGCTTGAGGAGTCCCTCGATGAACCCCGCCGCGTCGCGATCCACGCCAGCCATCCCGCGGCCGATTGACCGTTGGATGCCGGAGGCGGGCACGAAGCGCGTGGCGAAGCTCTGGAGGTACTGACCCCAACCCTGGGCGCTCTGGCCTTCCTTGACGTTGGACGCCAGCTCCACGAGGTCGCGGAGCGAGGTGAGCCAGGTCTTGGACAGGACGTTCGCCTGGGTGGCCCACATGGCCGCCTCGATGACTTGCTCGGCAGAGTTGCCGCGCTCGTCAGGCGGGAGCTCGTCCTGGTGATCCAGGTAGGCCCGAAGGTCGGCGCCCCATCCGAGGAGCGTGCCGAGCGGATCGAACCGTTTGAACTCGATGACGTCGTCGCCGATCTTGAGCGAGTAGCTCGGGCGGCTGAGGCGGGCGGAGCTCTTGTAGTCCCCGTCCAGACCCACGATGCCGCGGTCCTCGGCGAGCTGGAAGGCCGTGTAGACCATCAGCGTCCCAAGGCCGATCCGTGCGAGGGCCTC